ATGCCCGCATTCCTTCTCACCGCACCTGCCGTCGAGCCGCTGTCGCTTGCCGACGCGAGGAGCTTTCTGCGCGTGGAGCACGACGCCGACGACGCGATCATCGCCGCGCTGGTCTCCGCCGCGCGCAATCATGTCGAGGCGCTGACGCGCTGCGCGCTGATCGCGCAGACCTGGCGGCTGGTGCTCGACCGCTGGCCGGACAGTGGGCGCATCAAACCGCGTATCGGCCCCTTGCGCTCGCTCGCGGCGGTGCGTGTTTTCAATGCGGCGGGTGAGGCGAGTGCGATCGATCCCGAGACGTTCGTGATCGACCGCGCGGCCGGTGTTATCGCCGCGCCCGGCTGGTCGCTGCCGGCGCCGGGGCGCGGTATCGCGGGCATCGAACTCGACATCGAAACGGGATTCGGCGAGTCGCCGTCCGACGTGCCGCCGAAACTGTTGCAGGCGATCCGCATGCTGGTGGCGCACTGGTATGAAAATCGCGGGCTGATCGCCATCGGCCAGTCGATCGCGATGATGCCCGCCTCCGTCAATGCCCTGATCGCGTCGCATCGGGTGCTGTCGCTATGATCGATCCCGGACAGTTGAAAACGCGGCTGGTGATCCAGCAGCCGGTCGAGACCCCCGACGATCAGGGCGGCGTGACGCGGACCTGGACCACGTTCGCGACCGTCTGGGCGCAGGTGACGCCGCTTGCAGCGCGCCGCGATGTGCAGGCCGACAGCGACGGGGCGACGCAAGCCTATCGCATCGTGCTGCGCAGCCATCTCTCGCTGACGTTGCAACATCGTTTCAGCGACGGCGCGCGGGTCTATCGCATCGTTGCGATCCGCGAGCGCGACGACCGTCGCTTCATCGAAATCGATGCGGACGTGCGGGTCGGGTGAAGCAATGAACGTCATCCTGAGGCGCGCAAGGGCGCGCGCCTCAGGATGACGCCTGATGAAAGACCACATCCATGACCACAGCCAACGTCGCGCTGCGCGCCGCGATCCATGAGGCATTGCGTGACGACAGCGCGCTCACCGCTGCGCTGGGCGGCGCGCATATCTACGACGAGCCGCCGCGCGACGCCGGGTTTCCCTTCGTGACGCTGGGCGAAGCGCGGCTGATCGACGCTTCGTCGGACGGTGGCGAGACCCAGGAGCATCAACTCACGCTGCACGCCTGGTCGCGCAAGGGCGGCCATCGCGAGGCGCATGTGATCGCCGGCGCGCTGTTGCAGGCGCTCGACGACGCGCCGCTCACGCTCGGAGGACACCGGCTGGTGAACCTGCGTTTCTCGATTGCCGACATTCGCCGCGAATCCGACGGCCGCACCTATCACGCGCTGGTGCGGTTTCGCGCTGTCACCGAACCCGTTTCATAGCGAATTCAGCAAAAGTGGATGCCGGTTTTGCGTCCGAATTCGCGTCTAAAACCAGGAGACACACATGGCTGCCCAGAAAGGCAAGGACCTGCTGCTGAAGATGCACGACGGCACGAATTTCGTCACCGTCGCCGGATTGCGCAGCCGCAGGATCGCATTCAACGCCGAAACCGTCGATGTCACCCACGCGGAATCCGCCGACCGCTGGCGCGAGCTGCTGGCGGGCGCTGGCGTCAAGCGCGCGTCGGTGTCGGGCCGGGGACTGTTCAAGGACTCGGCATCCGACGCGCTTGTGCGCCAGGCATTTTTCGACGGCGCGCTGAAATCCTGTCAGGTCGTGGTGCCGGACTTCGGCGCGATCGAAGGCCTGTTCCAGATTTCCGGCTTCGAGTTTTCCGGCGAGCACAACGGCGAGGTGACGTTCGATCTTTCTCTGGAGTCGGCGGGTGCGCTGACGTTTACGGCGAGTTGACCATGCCCAACGTCTATCGCGGAGAAATTTCCGCTCATCTCGGCGGCCGGCAGCGGACGCTGGTGCTGACGCTCGGCGCGCTGGCCGAACTGGAATTCGCGTTCGGCGCAAGCGATCTGATGGCGCTGGCGGAACGCTTCGGCACCGGGCGATTGTCGGCGCGCGATCTGGTGCGCATCATCGCGGCGGGATTGCGCGGCGCGGGCGAGGCGATTTCCGACGACGAAGTCGCCACGCTGACCATCGACGGAGGAGCGGCGGGCTATGTGCGGGTCGCTGCCGATCTCATTGCTGCGACCTTCGACGGCGCGTCGGCTGGCGAGGCGCGATGAAACCGTTTCCGTGGAGTGAGGCCATCGGCTTCGGCCTCGGCGTGCTGCGGTTGCCGCCGGAGCATTTCTGGCGGATGACGCCACGCGAGCTGGCTTATGCCATCGCCGCGGTGCGCGGCCCGGACCGTGCGCCGATGGATCGCGCGGCGTTCGACGCGCTGATGCGTCAATTTCCCGACAGGCTGAGCGGAGGATAAATCATGGCACTCGATTCATCTGGCGAGGACGTCTCGCTGACGCTAGGAACGCTCGGCTCGCGGACGCGTGATCTCGCCGTCGGCGCGGCCGCGTTCTCGCGGGCGATGACCGGCGCTTTCACCGCCTCGATGGTCGGCGGCAAGCAGTTCGACGATGTGCTGAAGTCGTTGACGCTGCGATTGTCGGACCTTGCGGTGCGGATGGCATTCAGGCCGCTGGAGAGGAGCATTTCGGGCGGCATCGAGAGTTTGTTCTCCGGCCTCGCGGGTGTCGGCGGTTCGTCTGCGATCACCCAGAAAGCCGCGCTCGGCGCGGTGAAGCCGTTCGCCTCTGGCGGCGTGATCGGTACGCCGACCTATTTTCCGCTGATGCAGGGCGGTGTCGGTCTGGCGGGTGAGGCGGGACCGGAAGCGATCATGCCGCTGGCGCGCGGGCCTGACGGCAGGCTCGGCGTTGCCGGGCACGGCGGAGGCGCAAGCATCACGATCCAGATCGCGACGCCGGATCTCGGCAGTTTCCGCCGCTCGGAGACTTACATCACCGGCCAGATCGCGCGCGCGGTCTCGCGCGGGCAAAGGAATTTGTAGGCGTCGTCATCCTGAGGCGCGAGGCGTCTTCGCCGGGCCCTCGAAGGATGACGTTTTCTGCACTGCGCATCCCTCGAGGCTCGCCGCGAGTGCGGCTTGCACCTCAGGATGACGCAGTGAAGCGGCATCCGCGTGAAGCAAAAGAAACAACCGGATATCATCATGCCCGCTTTCCACGAAATCCTGTTTCCGCTCGACATCGCGCTGAAGAGCGCGGGCGGGCCGGAGCGGCGTACCGACATCATCACCTTCGGATCGGGACGCGAGGAGCGCAACGCCCGTTGGGCGCATTCGCGCCGCCGTTTCGACGCCGGTTACGGCGTGAAGACGCTCGACGCCTTGCAGGAGGTGGTGGCGTTCTTCGAGGAGCGGCGCGGCCAGCTCTACGGCTTTCGCTGGCGTGACCGGCTCGATCATTCCTCCGCGCCGCCCGCATCGGCGATCTCGCCGCTCGACCAGGCGCTCGGTGCTGGCGACGGCGAGCAGGTCGCGTTCCAACTGGTGAAGATTTACGGCAGCACCTATGCGCCTTACACCCGCACGGTAACCAAGCCGGTGCCGGGCAGTGTGCGCGTCGCGGTCGGCGGCGAAGAGGTTGCATCCGGCACGGCGTTCGCCTGCGATGCGGCGACGGGCATTATCACCTTTCTGCCGGGGCATATCCCCGCAAGCGGCGCGGCGGTGACGGCGGGATTTTTGTTCGACGTGCCGGTGCGGTTCGACACCGACTATCTCGAGGTCGATCTGTCCGCCTTCGCGGCGGGCGCGATCCCGAAGATCCCGCTGGTGGAGATACGGGTGTGAGAGACATTCCAGCCGCCTTGCAGGCCAAGCTCGAGTCCGGCGTGACCACGCTGTGTCATTGCTGGAAGCTGACGCGGCGCGACGATGCCGTGCAGGGCTTCACCGATCATGACGACGACCTCGTGATCGACGGCGTCACCTATCGCGCGGGCACCGGCTTCACGTCATCCGAGGCCACCAGCCGGTTCGACCTGTCGGTGGACGGCGCGGAGATCGCGGGCGCGCTGTCGGACGACGCGCTGCTGGACAGCGATCTCGCCGCCGGGCGCTACGACGCGGCCAGCGTCGAAACCTGGCTGGTGGACTGGAGCGACGTTTCTCTGCGTGTGCTGACCGCGCGCTCGACGCTCGGCGAGGTGAAGCGCGAAGGTGTCGCGTTCAGCGCAGAATTGCGCGGGCTGGCGGACAAGCTGTCGCAGGACGGCGGGCGCCTGTTCACCGCGCGATGCAGCGCCGACCTCGGCGACGCGCATTGCAAGTTCGATCTGGTTGCGGCGAGCCTGCAGGGCGAGGGCACGGTCGCGTCCATCGAGTCCACCTCCACCATTCTCGCGGCAGGCCTCGACGGATATTCCGAGGGTATGTTCACCGGCGGCAGGCTGACCTGGACGTCGGGCGCCAATGACGGGCTGTCGGTGGAGATCAAGGATCATCGCGTCGTGTCGGGTCATGCGCGGCTGTCGCTGTGGCAGGCGATGCCAGAAGTGATCGCCAGCGGCGACGGCTTTGTGATCGCGGCGGGCTGCGACAAGCGGTTCGCCACCTGCCGCGAGCGATTTAACAACGTCATCAACTTCCGCGGCTTCCCACAGATTCCCGGCAACGATTTCGTCATCGCTTCGCCGGATGCCGGCGCGAGCAACGACGGCGGATCGATGGCGGGGTGACGGCGGAAGGGAGATGTCGTCCCCGCGAAGGCGGGGACCCATGCTCCCTGCGCAAGCGGTTCCTGCCGTGATGATCATCACCTTTCGTGGTTATGGATTCCGGCTTGCGCCGGGACGACGAAACATTCTGCGAACGATCTGGGTCAATCTCATGCTCCCATCACTCACCCGCACGGCCATCGTTACCGAAGCACGCGCATGGATCGGCACGCGCTATCGTCATCAGGGATCGGTGAAGGGCGTCGGCTGCGATTGCCTTGGCCTTGTGCGCGGCATCTGGCGCAACTGTGTGGGCACCGAACCCGAGATGCCGCCGCCTTACGCTCCGGATTGGGCGGAAGCCTCCGGCGCGGAAACTCTCGCGGAAGCAGCCACGCGTCATCTCGTGTCGGTGGCGCTGGACGATATTCGCGACGGGGATGTGCTGCTGTTCCGCTGGCGCGACGGCTATGTCGCCAAGCACGCGGCGATTGCGACCGGCGAGGGCACCATGATCCACGCCCACGACGGCGCTGCGGTGTGCGAGGTCGCGCTGTCGCCGTGGTGGATCAGGCGGCTGGCGTTCGCATTCCGGTTTCCGGGGGTGGTGGAAGACTAGTTTGTCGCACGTCATCCCGGACGCGGTGCGGCATGGAATGCTGCTCGCAGAGCCGGGACTTTACGAGCGCCTTATCTTTGCGGTCCCGGATCAGCAGCGCACCGCTATCATGCTGCGCCGCATCCGGGACACAGAAGCAACATCGATGGGTATTTCATGGCAGCTTTGGTCCTTTCAGTCGCAGGCGGCGCGGCGGGCGCGGTGTTCGGTCCCGCAGGCGCGATCGCGGGCCGCATCGCTGGCGCGCTCGCAGGCAACATCATCGACCGTTCGCTGTTCGCGCAGGACAAGAGCGTGCAGGGGCCGCGCCTCGCCGATCTCGATGTCATGGCGTCCACCGAGGGTGCTCCGATTCCGCGCATCTATGGCCGGGCGCGGCTGTCGGGGCAGGTGATCTGGGCGACACGTCTTGAGGAAGTCGTTTCCACGCGCACCGAAACCTCGGGCGGCGGCGGTGGCAAGGGCGGCATCACCGGCGGCGGGGGAGGTAGCAGCGTCACCACCACGACATATTCCTATTATGCGAACTTCGCGGTCGGGCTATGCGAAGGCGAGATCGGCCATGTCGGCCGCATCTGGGCCGACGGCAAGCCGCTTGATCTTTCCGGCCTCAACGTGCGCGTCCATCGCGGCGGCGAGGGTCAGGCGCCGGACGACCTGATTGTCGCGAAAGAGGGCGCGGACAACGCGCCGGCCTATCGCGGGCTTGCCTATGTGGTGTTCGAGCGGCTGCCGCTGGCGGATTTCGGCAACCGCATTCCGCAACTGTCGTTTGAGATCGTCCGCCCCATCGGCAGGCTGGAACGAATGGCCCGCGCGGTGACGCTGATTCCGGGCGCGACCGAATTCGGCTACGAGACTGCATCAGTGGTGCGCGTGCTCGGCCCCGGCCAGTCCGCGCCGGAGAACCGCCACGTCACCAGCGCTGCCTCCAACGTCATCGCCTCGCTCGACGATTTGCAGGCGACGTGTCCCAATCTCGAATGGGTTGCGATCGTTGTAGCGTGGTTCGGCAGCGATTTGCGCGCGGGGAATTGCATTGTGCGGCCGGGTGTCGATAACGCCATCAAGGTGACGTCGGGCGGCACATGGTCGGTGGCGGGATTGAGCCGGGCGAGCGCCTATGTGGTCTCGTCGGTGGACGGCCGCCCGTCCTATGGCGGCACGCCGTCTGACGACAGCCTGCGCCACCTGATCGCGGAACTGAAGGCGCGCGGACTGAAGGTCACGCTCTATCCGCTCCTGATGATGGACATCGCGCCCGGCAATGCACTGACCGATCCATGGACGGGTGCGGCGTCGCAGCCGGCGTTTCCGTGGCGCGGTCGCATCACATGCAGCCCCGCGCCGGGGCAGAGCGGTTCGCCGAACGGGACAGAGACAGCAGCCGCGCAGGTGGCGAGTTTCTTTTCTGGCGGCGGCGCGGGCGGCTGGAATTATCGCCGCATGATTTTGCATTACGCCAACCTTGCCGTGTCGTGCGGCGGGGTCGATGCGTTCCTGATCGGTTCGGAGCTGAAGGCGCTGACGCGGGTGCGCTCGGCACCGGGCCTCTATCCGGCGGTGACCGCGCTGGCGACACTGGCCTCGGATGTAAAGGCTGTCGTCGGCGCGGACACCGTCGTGACCTATGGCGCGGACTGGACCGAATACGGCTCGCATGTGGAGGGCGACGAGGTCCGCTTTCCGCTCGACCCGCTGTGGGCTTCATCGGCCATCGATGCCATCGGCATCGACTACTACGCGCCGCTGTCGGACTGGCGCGATGATGCGGGCCATCTTGATGCGTCGGTGGCGTCGTCGATCCATGACCGCGCCTATCTGGCATCGAATCTCGAAGGCGGCGAAGCCTATGACTGGTATTACGCGAACGACGCCGCGCGCGCTGCGCAGGAACGCGCGCCCATTACTGATGGATTGGGCAAGCCGTGGATCTATCGCGCCAAGGATCTGTGGAACTGGTGGGCGAATGCGCATGTCGAGCGCGCCGATGGCGTCGAGCTTGAGAATGCAACCGCATGGGTGCCGCAGAGCAAGCCGATCTGGCTGACGGAAGTCGGCTGCCCCGCCGTGGACAAGGGCGCGAACCAGCCGAGCGTGTTTCCCGATGCGAAATCCGCCGAGGGCAACGTCCCGTATTTCTCCAATGGCCAGCGCGACGACCTGATCCAGCGCCGCTATCTCGAAACCATTATCGCCGCGTTCGATCCTGAATTCGGCGGCGAACTCAATCCGATCTCGCCGGTCTATGGCGGCCGCATGGTCGACGTGTCGGGGCTGCATCTGTGGACCTGGGATGCGCGGCCCTATCCGGTGTTTCCGGCAGCGGTGGATGTCTGGAGCGACGGGCCGAACTGGCAGACCGGCCACTGGCTGACAGGGCGGCTCGGCGCCGCGCCGCTCGACGCGCTGGTCGGCACCATCCTGGAGGATGCCGTCATCACCGATGCACGCACGGATTCACTGCGCGAAGGCTGCGACGGCTACGTGATCGACCGGCCGATGTCGCCACGCGCGGCGATCGATCCGCTGGCGATGGCGTATGGATTCGATGCCACGGTGGCGGGCGGAGACCTGACCTTCGTGCAGCGCGGCGCGGCGCCGGTCGCGGAGATCACGGAAGACGATCTGGTCGATCCCGAGAAGGGCGCGCTGGCGCGGCTGACGCGCGGGCAGGAGACCGAATTGCCGCGCGAGGTCTCGTTTGGCTTTACGGACGGCGCGGCCGACTATCGCCGCTCTGCGGTGACCTCGCGGCGTCTGGTGGGCGGCTCAAACCGCGCGCTGCATTCGGATTTTGCGGTGGTGACGGACGATGCGGCGGCGGCGCGGCGCGCGGACATCTGGCTGCAGGATCTGTGGGCGGGGCGCGAGAGCGCCGAGTTCGCGCTCGGCATGAAGCGGCTTGCGCTGACTCCGGGCGATGTGGTCGGCGTGACGATCAACGCGCGGCGGCGGCTGTTCGAGATCGGCGAACTGGTGGACACCACATCGCGGCAAGTCAAAGCGCGTAGCATCGATCCCGAAGTGTTTTCGGTGCCGCTGTTTGCGCCGCGCGTGAAGCCGCCTGTCATTCCGCCCGCGCTGGGCCCGGTGCAGGCGCTGGTGCTCGATCTGCCCACTCTTGATGCCGCCGAGCCGCCGGTGCTGACGCGGCTGGCGGTGTTCGCCGATCCGTGGCCGGGGTCGGTGAGCGTGTGGCGCTCCACCGACAGCCTGAGTTTCGAGCGGGTGGCGACAGCTTTCGCGCCATCGGTGATCGGCGAGACGCTCGATCTGCTGCCGGCAGGTCCCTCCAGCCGCTGGGATCATGCCAACAGCGTGCGGGTGCAACTCTATGGCGGTGCATTGGCGTCGGTCGGCGATGCGCGCGTGCTCGACGGCGCGAATGCGGCGGCGGTGCTCAATGCGGATGGCGAATGGGAGATTCTGCAATTCGCCAATGCCGAACTGGCGGGCGACAGGATCTACAGGCTGTCACGGCTGCTGCGCGGGCAGGCGGGCAGCGAATACGCCATCGCGTCGCCGCTGGCGGCCGGTGCGCCGTTTGTCTTGCTGGACGATCACCTGATCCCGCTGGCGAGCGGGCTGGGCGCGCTCGACCGCGCTATCCATCTGCGCATTGTCGCAACGGGTCGCAGTCACGACGATCCATCGGCGTTGTCGCTGACGGTGACGCCACGGTCCACGGCGCTGATGCCACTGTCGCCGGTGCATGTCCGCGCGTCCCGTAAGGGCGATGGCATTCACGTGTCGTGGATTCGCAGGACCCGGCGCGACGGAGACAGTTGGGGCATCGAGGTGCCGCTCGGCGAGGACAGCGAAGCATATGTGCTGGAAATTTTCTCCGGCGCGTCGCTGGTGCGCGGCATCAGTTGCGCATCGCCGTCCGCGCTTTACACGAGCGCCGACGAACTCGCCGACTTCGGCGCGCCGCAAACCAGTCTGCGCGGCCGCGTCGTGCAGATGTCGGGCACGGTCGGACGGGGACATCCCGCAGACTTCACTCTCACGCTCTGAGTGAGGTTCTCCAACGTCGGGATATGACGATTTTATTTTTCACCTCTCCCCACCGGGGAGAGGGAGTTCGATTGTGCCAGCGTTGAAGCAGGTGCTTCATCTCAAATGGATCAAACTTTCGCATGACCAACACATCTCATCTCGGGATGCCTTTCATCGAGGGCAGCCAGGCGCAGAAGCATGTCACACACAACGAGGCATTGCGGATTCTGGACGCCGTGATCCAGATCGGCGTGCGTGACGCCAACCGGATCACGCCTCCGCTGTCTCCTGTGGAGGGCGACCGTCATATCGTGGCGAGCGGCGCTGCCGGCGCATGGACCGGGCAGGCCGATGCGGTCGCGGTCTATGAAGACAGCGCGTGGCGCTTTCTCACGCCGAAGCTCGGCTGGTGCGCATGGTCGGAGGCCGACGGCGCGCTGCTGGTCTATGACGGCGCTGCGTGGACCGATGTCGCCAGCGGAGGCGGCGGCTCCGCGCCGGACAGCGTGCCGTTGCTCGGCATCAACGACACCGCGACCGATCCGAACCTGCTCACGGTGAGGTCCAACGCGGCGCTGTTCAATGCCATCGAGATTTCGGACGGCGGCACCGGCGACATGCGCGTGCAGATTTCGAAGGGCGGCACCGCGAATACCGCGTCCGTGGTGTTCTCCGACGCGTTTTCCGGCCGCGCCGAATTCGGCCTCGTCGGATCGGATGCGTTCAAGCTCAAGGTCTCGAACGATGGATCGGCCTTTGTCGAGGCACTGGTCATCGACCAGAGCTCGGGCAATGCGTCGCTGCCGCGCGGGTTCGCGCTTACCGGTGTGATCGCGCCGTCGCAGATCACCTCGAACCAGAACGATTACAATCCCGCGGGCATCGCGTCGGCGTCCGTGCTCAACCTGTCGTCCGATGCGCCGCGCAGCGTCTCGGGACTGGCGGGCGGGGCGGAGGGCCGTGTCGTCGCCATCGTCAACACCGGCAGCCAGGTCATCTCGCTGCTGAACGAGAGTGCGTCATCAACCGCGGCCAATCGTTTCGCGCTCGGCGCTGATGTTGCGATCACCGCGAAGCAGGCCGCGCTGCTGCGCTACGACGGCACGGCGTCGCGCTGGCGCGCGCTCACGCGGTCCGGTGGCCGCGATACGCTCACCGCGAACCGGACCTACTATGTCCGCACCGACGGCAACGACAGCAACGACGGATTGTCCAATACATCCGGCGGCGCGTTCCTGACGATTCAGAAAGCGATCAATGCCGTCGCCGCGCTCGACATCTCGATTTACAGCGTCACGATCCAGGTCGCTGACGGCACCTATACCGGTGCAACTACCGTCAATGGCGCGTGGCTCGGCTCGGGAACCGTCACCATCCTCGGCAATACCACCACCCCGGCCAACGTCATTTTCAGCGTTACCTCGGCGGACGCCATCGCAGCCGCGAACGGCGGGCGCATCACGGTGTCCGGAATCGAACTGCGAACGACGACGTCGGGCTCATGCCTGCACGCCCTGACCGGCGGGACAATCACGGTCGGCGCGAGCGTCCGGTTTGGCGCGGCCGTCAATTACCACATGTATGTCGAAACCAACGGCACCATCAAGGCGGCTGCAAGTTATGTCATCTCCGGCGGCGCGGGAGTCCATTGGGCCGCGCTGGCGAACGGCATCATTCAGACGCAAGGCACAACAGCCACGCTGTCCGGCACGCCGGCTTTCAGCTCCGGTTTTGCGTTCGCGGGCCGCGCAAGCCTGATCGAGTGCTATGGCATGACGTTCTCGGGATCGGCCACCGGCACGCGCTACATTTCCGGCGAGAACTCGCTGATCTTCACCAACGGGGGCGGCGCGTCGTATTTGCCCGGAAACGTGGCGGGCTCCACGAGCAATGGCGGGCTGTACGTATGATCGATCCGCGTCGAACAGATGGCATGTCGATTGTTCAAGCGGGTCGG